TTGGTACGACTGAGCCGGAAAATTGGGGATGCCCCGGAGCTACACTTACTGGCATGAGAATTTACCTCTTAAATTGCCAATAGCCGCTCTTTTGTCAGACACCCAGACATAAAAAACCAGCGTTATGCTGGCTTTGATTAACTGCTTAAAGTTAATGTTTTTTAACCTGGTAATATATTGCCTGATTTTTGTGCGGCCATAATTTTACTTTCAATGGCAGCTGCATCTTCAGCGCTATAATCGTTCTTTGTTACATCCGAATAAAACTTCATAACCTGACTTTCCGTGAAGGATTCAGTATGCACTCCGATATCGTCAATGACGCTACCAGATACATTCCCAACTTCAGGGGATACCAGCTCATCTAAAGCATTTGGATTGTCTTGGGGATTATTTACGCCGGGATCAACTGCCCCAGTTTTTTTGTACGCCGCAAGGATTTTCAGAACAGTTTTTGCATCGTTATTAGCATCAGCTTCATCAAATATGACTTTCAAAGGACGCTGATCGAACTCACTAACCGGCTCAAGCAAGTATTTCGTTAAACCTTGCTCTGCACCGATTAATTCCCAATTAGGTTCTTTGTCATCTAACTCATCATAATAAAGATCACGCGCTGATTTTGCCTGAGTCGTTTGAACGGTGTCGATACTCCCTTCCAAGTTATCAAGACGTTTTTGCAGATCGCCAATAATGCCGGTCATTTGCACTTTATTCATCTTACTCATAGAAAGTAAAAACTCGTCTTCATACTTCTCACGCATATCAGCAGGCAACGAATCAAGATCGAACTCACCATTATTTATTTTACTGGGATCGTCTTCAGAATTTAAAGCAGGCTTTTGCTCCTGTGCTTTAGCGATCAACTCTTGAACCTGTTGTTGAGATTGCGTGATTTGTTGCTGAGATACACTCAGATCACCACGTAATTCGCGAATAGTTTCATCCGTTGATGCTTTGTAATTCTTAAAACGGGTTTCCCAGTTTTCAGCGGGTGGATCCGTTACTTCAGCAGGCGATGCAGGGATTGCTTTCACAGCCTTAACGCCTTCTTCTTCATTGCCCTGACCTTCTTTCAGGCCGTGTTCTATTGCTAATTGTTCTGATTGTTCAGCTTGCTTTCGTACTTGTTGTGGTACTGCCATAATTAATCTCCGAGCCGCATATTTCGGGATTCACATCGCCCTTTCTAAGCTGATGAGCAAATATTTCGCGCGCACGAAAGCATCTGCCCGATTCAGGATTCAGAATCAGCATGTAAGCCGTTTTAAACGGGATTCAGTTAGTTAATCTCTGCTGGAAATCAGCAGGATAGAGTTGCCTAATTATTTTGAGCCGGTTGCCCGGGATTCAAATAAATTAAACATTTAACGGGTTTAAATTTTCCATTGGCTGTTCGCCTGGAAAAACAATACCCGCTTCCTGGCGTTTAATTTTCGCCAGAACTTCATTCGTATTACCTGCATGACTAACAAAAGCCAACAATACGGATGATGCACCTTGCGCACGATGAAGCGTAAACTCCGCATCTACCGTACGCAAAATATTATCAACGTCACACGAGCTGGATAACATCCATTCCCGAATGACTTTAAAATCTTTGTTATCTTTTAAATTGAATAGCGCCTGAATAACGTTCTTATCAGGGCGCTGTAAAAATCCATTGTTTGCTACCTGTTGCGTTTCCATTTAAGTACGTGGACGCATCACAGTAACCGTAATTGTTTGACCAGCAGCGATATTAATCGCACCCGCGTTCGGATTTGTGCATCGAACGGTTAACGTATCATCTGCACCAACACGGGTCGCTACTGTTTGCAATGTGGCCATTGCCACCGGCGTTTCCAATGCAATCGGAATATCACCAGATTTCAAACCCGTGAAAGAAAAATTTTGCTCTGCCGATACATTTGCAGCAACACTGGCCGGATCAATCGCAGTATTTGTAAATTTGTAAACGGAGAAAAAGAAACCCCCATCAACAGTTTCACCTACTTGCATTTTACCTGCAGTAAAATCTTCATGACGCATGATATTAACCCCCAGCCTCATCGGCTTTATTTATAGTTTCTTTTTGTAAAACGTACATTTTGTGTTTGTACAACCAGTTAATTGTAAATGTTCCAATAGAAAGAACGATTCCGATTAACAATGCCCATTCATTCAAACTCGTAAGACCAAACAATGTACTAGTCGCTCCCGCTGTATACGATGCAGCCGTCGGTATTTTTTCAGCTACTGCACTCATGCTGCTGCTCCGCTAAATAATGCAGTATCTTGACCACCGACTGGCTGTCCTGCACCGTTAATATTTTGCCCAGACTGCCCGTTTTCATTCATTTGAACAGCAATATCATTTTGTATATTCTGCATGATCGTATCTTTATCCGGCACAACATCATCAACCGGAATATCAAACGACTTAACGCTCTCACGCAACAATGCCGCACGTCCTTCAATGCCAATAATCTGGTTATCTATCGGATTGTTTGTTGTTGCCAAGAACTCAGCACGACGAATCATTTGCTGTTCTTTAACAATCAGTGAACTTGAACCTTTTGCAACAATTTTCAAATCACCTTTAATGGATTCATCTTTGTCATAAAGCATATTGAAATAATAGGTTCGCTTAACTGAGCCGGTAATTGGTCTATCCAAATGACTTATAACCTCTTTAATTCCCCGCGCTGCCGAACTCATCAGCATGGACAACCCTGACGCAGTTCCTGCAGCGCCTGAACCCGAACCTGCTTCACCGTATGCGTATTTAGGAATGCCCGTATATTCATCGGCAAGCGTCGAAAATTTATCATACACAGCCAATAAAGCCTGCACATTAGTTTGTGGGTTGTGAAACCTAACAGCCGGATTATTTGTCCCATGCGGATCAGATAGTGTTTGCCATATTTTCCAAGGTCTAATCGACGTTATATCTTCACCAACTGGCACTCGATCCGTGTGAACCTCAACCTGTGGGCCCGAAGCAATTGCCATGTTATTTACCAGCGAACGTGCCGCGGCATTACACACGTCTTGCACATCAGCCATTAACTCAGGAACACCCTTACCCCAAATAGATCCGGGAACCTCTTCAAACGAGGCCATATCATAAGGACGCCCACCCAATGGATCGTCGTTTAATCTGGCGCGAATAACATAGCTTCCAACTAGCCAAGCATTAATTTGATATTCTTTATTAACGTCTTCTATTTTGGATTTGTCCATACCCCATTCAATTAACATTTTGCCTGATGCGCTGCCCCAATATTCAAGTGCATCAATTGTGTCGCCTTGAAACAAAAACTCATTCGGTCTGCCTTCAAGGTGCGCACGTTCTTGGTCGCGCCATAACCATTCACGAAGTCCACCCATACCGTATTCCGACAACACGCTATCAATTGCCGTATCGTTGTATCCAGCAACGCCCTTCATCGCAACCAAATCTAATCGCCTTAACCGATGGCGTTCAATCAAATAACCGTCATTAACATTTTTCGACGAAGGCGAGGGGTATAAATCAAAGGGTGCAACACGACTGTATTCTGGCTTGTATTCTGTGCCTATTTTTTGTACCCAGCTGCCATTAATTTGAACCCACTTTAATGTTTTACGTTTGCGAATCTCTGGGCCTTTAAGTATTCCAGCCGGATAAGTCACTACATCTTTAATGACTTCACGCATCGCAGGTTCCCAGTTGCCTTCGACAAACTGATCTTCGATTTTCAATTCCATTCTCGATGCAATTTTATCCGCATCTTCTTTTATTTTTTTCTTGAACTGATCTTTTAAATCCTGAAACCGCTCTTGAACTGCATACTCAGGTAGTTGAACGCCTTCGTTTGCCATCCATGACTCTGCTTCAAGCTTTACAAACTCACCCAGTAATTCTTCTTTGTCTGGAGATAACTCAGGAATGGGAGTGGCCTCAACCTTCCATGGCTTATCACCTGCCGGAAACAATACGTCATTGATCCACGCCTCAGCCGCACGGCATTTAATCTGCGTAATCGTCATGAATATTTCAGATCCGCCCTGCTGCTTTATCTGCGCTAATTTCTGCGGTGAATACTCTCCATTTCGACGACGAAGCGCATCAACTATGCGCTCTTCAATTTGATTGCGTGCAAAACGCGCCTCTTCCCAGTGCCGACGAATACGCCCGGTTAAACCCGTAATAATCGCCGTGTTTTGATTGCTATCTGATTCTGACTTGCGCTCGTTTTCAAGGTCAGCATTCGTCTTAACTTCAACAAAGCTACGCCCAGGCGCATGTTTTGTGTCCGGCACACTTCGGGATAACGCAACGGCTGCTTGCTGCATTAGTGAACCGTTCCGCCGGTTTCAATGGCCGTAGAAATTGCCTTAGCAACTGGATTAGGTTTTTGCATAGGCGCTTCAGATAATAATTCTGGCACCGACTTTCCATAACCAATAAACAATTTATTCTCGCGCTGCCGCTCAGCTCGTGCAGCATCCGCTTGAGTAATTAACAATTCGATTCGGCTATCGATATAAATTTTTCCTTGCTGATTCAATTCAACCAAATCAAATTCAAGGTTAATTTCTAATTTATCCTGCGTAATAAAGTGAAACATCAGCTTTCCAGACTCACGCTTATGGTAAAGCACGTCGATGCCCCACTCGTTTTCATCATAAAGATGGCCTTTAGAAACCCAGCCATTATTGAATAATGTCTTGCAGAAGGTTTCAGCTATATCGGCTTGTGATATTTCTTGTTTAGGCATTTTTAATGCTCATGTTGTCGATAATTGCACTATAAAGTTTATTTTTTTCACGCTGTGCAGCTAGATATGGCTCTCTTGCGATAACTGATGGATCAAAATCATCATTTAAAAACGGAGTCTTATTCGCCCCACGATGTCCCATAGGAATCATTCGTTTAACAGGCTTAGAATTTTTCTTTGAACCAGAACAAACACTAGCACCGGCAGCAATAGCCGCAACACTCAATGTTCTTTTTAAAAAATCACGTCTTTTCATAATATCAAGTCCATCCCCCCGACGATTGCTGCGCAACTGGTCGAGCCGTTTGTTTAAATTGCTGGTTTCGTGTGTGCGTTTTCATACTCATCATCAAACTGTCTGCTAAGTTTGGCGAAGCTATTGGCGGCTTTTGTCGCGCCATATCTACCTTGCTCATGATCTGCAGCAAACCATTTGGATTATCTTTCTTTGGAATTCGACAAACCTCGGTTCGAAGTCGATCAATTAACTCAATATCCGATGATATTGAAATCATTAACTCAGGATTGATATACAAACCCTGTGTTATTGCGCGGAACGTGTTGTACATTCTGTCGCGCAACATAAAGTAAAACTGTGCCCGTTGATTTTTGAACGTCTGCTTATTTGTTTTTGCGTTCTCTTTATCAATCAAATGGTCTGACTGATAAATTTCCTCTGGATTCTGCGCCGTATTTGAACCTCGGAACATATCAATTTCGATGCCCTTACCATCCAGCTCAGTTACAACCGAAGGCTTAAGAACAACGCCTAAACCATCGCAATCCCACCGATAAACATCAGCTCGATGCTCAATTGCATAGCGGCAAGCCCAAATACTGCCCTCCGTTGCATCACCATCGAGCTTTTCTTGAACATCTTGAACAACCGAACCATGTCGCTTAACCAAACCTTTAGGATCTGGCCCCTCATCAGAGGGATCATGCGTAACAACAATTGCGCCTACAGGTTCAATTCCCAATTTTTTATCCGCATCAATGCAAGCGTTAAACCACTTAACCTGAATAATTGAGCCAGGCACTGAATCGTTATACTTGCCATCCCAAATATGCTCGTATTCTTCAGTTGATAAATGCTCAAAATCAAACTGCCGATCTTTTTCGAGCACATCTGGGAAGAAAGGGTTATCGGTGTAGTTGCAACGAATAATTAAATGCAAATCATCTTCGTAAAAACCATCACGATCTAATTCTTTTTCAAACGGAACAATGAAACGCTGGCTAAATGGATCAGCCCGACTCATCGGGTTGGCACTCATCCACATCTCAGAACCGCTCTCGCGCAATGTAGGACCCATCGTTTTTAACGATACAGCCGATATTGTTTGCGCTTCTTCTACATGAAAACGCTCAAAGCCATCCATTGACTGCATTGAGCTAGGATTCCTAGCCATCCCGCGAAACTTAGATAAGCCGCCAGATGCGTTTTCAATCTTATTGTTTTGCGTACTAAAACCTGAAAGATTTAACCGCTTAATTTCACTGCACATTAACGAGTGAACAGAATCTTCTATCGAGTTTTGAAACTCTCTAAAGCAACCAACCTTGATACTTTTGTTTTGCATATCAATCAGGTTCATACCAATCATTGTTCGAGACTTTGCCGAACCACGGCCACCGATAACAATCTTGTATCGTTTTTCAACCGTTAATAATCGCTCAAGCTTTGCGGGAAAGAATATCTCCGCTTTTTCCTGAGTCAGTGCCCAGGTGCCGGTTTTATCGCTTAGCGCATGAGAAAATGTTTTATCTGCATTAACGAATCCGACTACTGTGTATTTGTTTGCAGATCGACTTCTAAGCTCAAGCTCAATAGCAATCAGCAGTTCTTCTTTACTTTTTACTGCGGGCAATTACTTCAGCCTGTAACTTTTCTAACTCTTCAGTGGATAAGCTCTTAAGCTCTTCACTGGTAACCATTATTATTCGATTATCAAACGCCTGAACATCTACATGCTTTCCAATTGTATCAAGTGATTTATTTGCACCGGGAGCATCAAAAGTAAACGCAGGAACAACCTCACCATCTGCGTTTTTGCAATAAGCCTGCTGCCCTTTGGCATCTAACACCGGCTCTATTTGCATACAACGGTCATTAATTAACTTTGCTCGTTCGAGCACCCAGCTGGCATCAATATCAAGTCTTTCAGCCCGCTTACCAGCGCCCTCTGCTATAGCTTTAGCAATGGCAGGTTTAGCAAGGTTCTCAGTTCCTATTTGCTTCGCTGTTTTTTTACTGTACCCAGCACGAATAGAAGCCTGAGTCGCATTCAAATCAATCAGGTATTCTTTAACGAATAACGATTGTTTAGGTGTTAGTTTTTTTTTAGTTGTCATAAATTATGTCCGTGACGTGAACAACCCGGCAAAGTCACAAGCAACATTAAAAAAACTGGAAACGTGTAACCAGTAAAGGAGACTTGCTCGCCGATGCTGCAGGTGTTATTAGCGCCACCGCCTGCCGGGCTATTCGGTTAAACGCCGCTCTGGTTAGACGCAACGCATTTGTTGCCAGACTTCTTTGCGTCAACTTGGGTTAATTCACCTTTGTTTTCACCACCGAATGACAAATCACACTTTCGCGACGTCATTGGGTTATTACCTTCAGAAGCAGGCAGATGCGAAGCCATGCCACCAGAAACACTTTTAGGCTCATGACCCTTAGTCATTGAATTACTTTTTTTATGTTCCACTTTATTTTCCTCATAAAAAAACCGGATCAGCTTTACCTGGTATCCGGCTTGGTGTCGGGTAGTTCCGAAGAACACTGTATTTAACATGCTTTACGCATGAGATAGACCACCTCCTTTTTTGAAGGCATTAAAAAACCCGCTCCATATTCCTATGCGCGGGTTTCTTAGTCAGTAATCTATGCTAGTAAAATTAACAATATCGTGTAAGGCGCAAAAAATCAACCATTTATTTTAACAACGATCTCATTCGCAAGTAATTGAGCCTTCTTATATTCATATTTCTTCATCATCTAGATCCCGACAAACCACACATTTAGATTTAATAAACCCACAATCACATGAATACCCAGATTTTACATTACTGGCATGCTGATCCTCTTTGCTCATCATCAATCCTTCATTTGGATGCCAACGACCTGTAGCTAAATTCCATCTACCCCAAGGAATTGCCGTGCTTTCTGCCTTCTTTGCCTCTTTTTTCGCATCCGCTTTTAACAGCTCAATTTCAAAATCAGATTTAAACTCTTTCTCTATACCAATCAATCGTCCATCGGCAATATATTCGCCCTTATCATTCTTCCAGCCTTTGTGGATTCCACTAATCCCGTAAAAACTTACCCTTCTCTCAAAGAACCTATACTTAACAGTCTTTAGCCTTATATAAAAAAACGGCGTAACCAGTCTTTTGTATTCAAAAATAACATCATCGGTTTTTACTAGTTTTTTTTCGATTTTAATCATTTTCCTTTATTTCCTTTTTTAAACAATCATATACCTCAATCACGTCTTCATTATTCCACTCTTCAATTCCTGATGAACTAGTAAAATGATCCTCAAGCACCTCAAGGCATTTCTCTAACGTATCTCCCGTAATTAAATATTTTTTCTTTTTAAGATTCACATCAACCCCTCATTAATCCAAATAATCTGAGTTCGAATAACACCTTCAAGGTGCATTAGCTTTAAATCATCGTATGTAAATTCTCTTACTGGATGCCGGCCATCCAAAATATCGTGACAAGTGCTACAACAAAATGCTAGGTGACGATCATCGTGCTTCATTCCCATGCCGCCGCCATTCAGATGCGCCGGCACTGTTGTCTCCGGCCTAAAGTTACAATAACCAGGTATACGCACTTGGCATTCGCGACCTTCTGCGCTTTTAGTAAATTTGCTAGGCAACTTTTTCTATCCCCATGGCCTCATAAAAATAATCATCTGGGTGCGTCAGTTGAAATCCTCGCTCAAACGCACTTTGCTCAATGCTGGTTAAATACTCCGCGCACTGCTTAATTTTCATAATGCTCGATACGCTAATGACTCCCGTACTCATGATGCTTATCATTTCTTCGTAGTTATAAATTTCAACCAAGGCCATGTACACCTGATTAAAATCGTCGTCATCGCGGCACAATATTGGACAGCCATAATTAAACTTATAAAACCCACGCTCATGACCAAACCCATTGCCTGATTGCATAGCTATTTCGTTCAACCACTTGTACAGCAATCTGTTTTGCGCCACATTGCGATCTTTTTTAAAAGGCTTGGCCTCAAACACCCACGGCTTTTTTAACAGATCAACTTCAATAGCTTTTTTTATAAAAATCTGCCGGTCTTTTTCAGTTGTTATTAACATTATTAAAATCTCTGCCTTAAACCACACCTTGAACACGTTGCAGATTCATCGTCTATATAATAATGCTGATTGCCACAATCGCATTGCCAAACTGTATCGGGCGCAGTCATGCCAACATAAACGCCTTTCCATGTTCCGCATTTTGGACATTCCATCTCTACAGTTCCGGTTGGTGATACTGCCACCCACTCGTGATTACACGTCAAACACTTTGCATTGCCAGATAAATGAGGTGAATTTTTTAAAATATTTACAACATCACTCATTACCCAAAATCCAATTTTTTCTGAATCTCATTAAGAAAATGATTCTGTTTCGAACTCAACTCATAATCTTCTTCACGTTTAGCCAGGCTATCAATGAACTCTGCTTCCCATTCCGTTAGATCACCCAAATGATCCATTGCTCTTAAAATTATTTTTTTCTGAAAATTTGTCATATTACCGATCTTCCCTTACTTTTAACCCATCATTAGAGTTTGCCTCACTCACGATAAAACCTCTTCAACATACCCAGTTTCAAACCAGTTATTCTCATCAAACCACAATTCCATTTCACGCTTACCCGAAGCCAGCCAGTTGCGTAATAAATTTACACTTTCTGCCCTGGCTTCAAGCCAACCAATAGCCGTACAAAATTGTTGTCGACTTACCCCACAATCAAATGCCATTCGCTTTAACGGATATTTATCACCATAAACAGCAAGCGCACGCTCTGCCTTTACCGTCGATTTTCCAAGCTTTTTTAATTGTTCAGTCGTTTTATTTCTATTTAATCCAACACTCATCAGATAATCTGAAATTAAATCACCTAACATTTCATCCCGATCAGTTCCAGGCTCCCCATAAATACACTTCAACGCCAGCCCATGAACCTGTGGGCTACACTTAGCGACTCTGGCTGATATGGATAAGGCAATATCAAACACAGGCTCACCGCCTCCACTTTTTTTCATTAAACTGCCTATTTGGCTTTTAACATTAGAGTTAGCCGCATGATGCTCTGCCCATGTTATTGCTTCTGCTGCATCTTTAAACATTGAAACCCCTTAAACGTTTATTTCAATAAATCGAGAACCCTGCTGCTTTAAGCAACGTATTTTTATGGGATAACGATACTCAACCTGTTTCTTTTTAAGCTTGAACATTGGAGTAACCGCACCCTTTATATCAACATGGTCAATTCGCCCATTGCAATAAACCACTAAAAAATCTAATCGGTATTTAACACCGCCTTCAAGCAAGAAAGGCACTTGCATTAAAAAATAACTGACTTCTTTATTTTCTTTTAAAATTAGCAAATAATTGTAATAAGCCGCTTCTGCCTTTGAATCAAACTTAATCCCATCAACATCAATTCGCTCGTTTTTATACTTAGATTTTTTTGTCTTGTTTTGCATATCTAAATAATCTTTAGTTGTCATTCTTTCGATCATTCTTCAAACCCAGCTATTGCCCTTCCAATAATTTCAGGAATTTGCGGGACTACCGCATTTCCCAATGCCTTTAATCTAGCCATGTTGTCGGGTAACCCATCATTTCTTGTACGAACAGTGGGTTGAGTCGGTGGTTCGATGGGTCTGAACTGCTGTGAACTGCTGCATCTGACAGATTGTTTGTAAGTGGGTTTCTTCCGCTTAATTTCATTGATTCCGGGGATCGGGATCCCTTGTAATCTCTTGCTGTTGCTGTTGGCCACATCTGCGGAAGGACAAATCCCCTTAAATTTCCCGGTTTTGTTCTGCCTTTTCTTGTCGTTGAAAATTGTCTTTCCTTCGCCTCCTGGCTTCTCGGAGGTAGATATTCCATTGTGTTCGGTGTGGGCAACAATCCAGACCCTATCTCTCCTGTGGATGCCACCAACGGCACAAGCTGGTATAACAAACGTTTGGCAGGCGTAGCCTTCACCTTCCAAGTCAGATAACACATTGTCGAGTGCCATTGCGATGAAGCCAGCAACGTTTTCACCAATAACCCAAGCCGGTCTGATTTCCTGTATAAGTCGCAACATTTCAGGCCAGAGGTGACGGTCGTCTTCTTTGCCTCTTTGCTTCCCGGTAACGGAGAACGGCTGGCATGGGAATCCGCCGCAAATAACATCAATTGAACCAATTTTTTGTTCATTTAAAGCCTTTTTATTTAGTTTTCTTATATCATTGAAAATCGGCACATCAGGCCAGTGTTTAGTTAATATT